TAGGAGACATTGTTTATACAAGTCAGGTTAATTTAAGTTTTAATATTAAAGATATGACTTGGAAATTTAAGATTACAAGTCTAAACTTAGACGGCGGTTACACAATAACAGATGAGAGTGGATATTCAGATGAAGCAAAAGATGATGAACTATATACAAGCGAAGAAGAAGCAATCGAAGCTATAAGAAAACCGTACAATAAAGCTTTGCAAGAAAGAGACAAAAGAGCTGAAGAAGAAGAAAGAATAGCAAGGGAGAAAATAGTTTTACCAATAATTGAAGAAATTAAAAAAAACAATATAACTAAAGAAGAACTTAACAAATTTCTATGACCAATAAAAAATCAAACTGCTGTAACGCAGAAACAACACCAGAAAATATTGACCCAAAAATAATGGGTAAAATGAAAAAGAAGCGTGGGAAAAATGGAATAAATGGATTGATGAAGAAGTTGAAAAACTATTGAAAATAAAAAAATAACACTATGACTAAAAACAATAAAACAAAAGAAATACACGCAGAAATTGACAGGATAAGAGCTGTTAATGAGGGGATTAGTGAGGTCTTCGGATTCTCAAATATAGGAGATGAGATTTTATATCTTTGTAAAGACGGTTATAGGATTGTTGCTGAGAATACGCTAGGTGAATTTAGATTTATTAAAGGTGAGGGTTCAATTACAAGAGAAGAAATAACACCAATTTTATCCAAAGACCAAATCAAAACCCTCTTCCGTGATTTGCATAATGCGGGGTTGTTGGGGGAGAATCCAAATCAACTTCCAGACGCTATAAGAATAAGAGATGAGGATGGCACTGAACATCAACTTTGGGTTGCAAACGGAACAAAGAGAGTTTGGTATGTATCTGACACTTATGAGGGCGAAATAATGGCAACAGGAAACACGATTGAAGAAAGTAAAAGCTTGCTATTAGAAGAATTGAAAGATTACGACATAATCAAGAAAGAATATGCTCATCGTCAATCCCAAGCCCTAGCCCTACAAATCAAATGGTTTAACGATATAGAATCAGGAGATAAACTATTGCCTAGTTTGTGGGAGACTGATGAAGAGAAGGTTTTGAGTGAATTGTGGGAGATTTTGAAAGGGATTAAATAAATGTTATTATGACTGTAAAAAATATAAAAGTAGATGAAAAAGAAAAGATGTTGAAAGTTACTTACATTGACGGAAGTGTGATGTATATTAGTTTTGGTGTGTTTGATGTAATTGGTAGTGTTGTAAAAAGAAAGCAATTAGCGAAACCTTTAACAGAACCATTGATGCAAGAAATGTTGAATAATACAGAAACCAAACAAAGTATAATAAATGCAGTAAATAATAATATGAGCAATTTCCTATGACCAAAATACAACGACATAATTTGACAAAATTAAAACAATAATCAATAAATAATCATGGCTAAAAAAACAATAGAAGAAGTTAAGCAATTGCTTCTTGACAAGAAAAACAACGGTGAAAGAATTGAAGAAAGCTTTGGCGTTACTAAGAAACCAAACACCAACAATCCAAGTCCAGACGAAACTTTTGCGGATAAGAAAACTTATATAGAAGCTGAAGAAGGTGAGTTGTTTGAAATCCCTTTTACTTTGACCGATAACAACGAGCTACAAGCTATAATAGAAGGCAATCCAATTATAACTTTTTATAAAGAATACGCTAATCAAGGCGGTCTATTCGACGACTTTTTAAAAGAACCTGAACTTGAAGACGAGGATGAAGATGAGTTTGAACACAAAATTGAAGATTTAGAAGTTGGTGGAAGTATCGAAATAATCTTTGAAAATGTTACAGAAGAAGAAAAAACGCAAATCAAAGAATTGTATGAATTGGTCGAAAAGAAAGAGATAATTCACATAGAAGAACCTCCAAAACCGTTCAAAGAAAGAGTGTTTAAAGCGTTGGAAGGTGCAGACCTATCAGATGAAGAACTAGAAAAGGTTGAAAACTGTGGTCTATTCGACTAACCGCTCGGGTAACTGTCTTTATTTTTTTGTTTTTTAAATTATATCAATATCATCGTTGTCAACAGTTACCCAGATTTAATCCCCCGTGTCCATGGGGGTTATTTTTTTACCTTTATTTGACAAAATTGAAACAAAAATGTAAAAATTAGGCATGACTAATCAAATAAGTGAGTTGAATGTTCCGTTTGCAGTCGGCAACGAAATTACACAAGGTTGGGGTGAGAATGTTGATTTTTATAAGCATTCGTTCAAATATGGACATAACGGCTTTGATATTATCCCGAAAGGTGGAAGATGGGCAGACTTCGAGGTTCTGGCTGTTGATGATGGTGAAATTGTTAGGGTAGCAGTAGGTGCATACGCAGGAAATTGGGTAAGCATTTGGAACAAAGAAGAAAATAGGGCGTTCAGATATTACCACCTTGGGAAAATTTATGTAAAAGAAGGTGATACAGTAAAGAGAGGTCAGCCAATCGGATTCATGGGAAAGACAGGAAATGCTTTTGGTTATCACCTACATTTAGGCTATTTCTTAACTAATGAACAAGGACACAGACTGAACACAAACAACGGAATGAACGGGGCTGTAGATCCGTCAGATATTCTTAGAGAGCTGAACACTCACACAATACCTATTGCTGATGAATCAAAACCAGAAGAAACACCTGATTTTTGGCTTGCAAAAAGGGTGGGTACTTTCCAAGACATACACTTTGAGATGCAAAAAGATGGAATTGTTAAAGAAAAATGGTGGGATTATAAACACAAAATGTTTGAGCTAAACGGTGAAAATCGAATGGTACAAATCGGTGAGAAAATCTTTTTAAAAAAAAATGCAAATTATGTAAACGATGGTGGTAATGTCAAGTCAATAATACCTATTGAAGATTTGTCAAAAACATTAGAAAAAATTGAAGAGATAGAGGAGGTCAATAGACAAATAATAGAGGGAAATTTAGAAATTACTAAAGAAAAAATAGAAGAGGTTAAGGCTTCAGACATATCACGCGAAGTCGAACTAGCCAATGTTGAGCAGATAGCTAATGAATTAGTCAATGATATAAAAGTAGCTAAAAAGGCTTATAATAAGACTTTGCCAATCTTGACGAGGTTGATGAAAGTACTTAAAAATCTATTTAAACAGATGAAAACACCTGTTGGATTGATTCGTATTACTCAAATAATATTGTATGCGATGGCAGGATTGAACTTCATCCCGCCAACTACAGCAAGTGTGTTGTCTGGTACATTAGAAGCTGTTAATCAAGTAGATATAGCCTCTGCTGTTGCTACTATAGATTACACACAAAGTGGTGTAGTTGCCAGTTTTGGGTCTGTGATTGGTGCTTTAATATTAGAACCAATCAAAAAAGCTCTAGCAAAGACTAAAAAAAAATAATCAAGCTAGAGCATGAGATTGTTGCGAGATTTAAGAGGGGTTAAGCCCCTCTTGTTTTATATTTAATATAATTAATAGTCAGTGTTGGCTATTGCTTGAACTCTTTGTTTAGTAAGATTAAACTCATCACCAATCTCCTGCCATGTCCAGCCTTCACTCCTGAGTTGCAGAATACGCTTTTTAGCTTCTTTTAGTTCATCCTTACTCATTGGGTTCGGGTTTGGATTTGGACGCTTGTGTTTGTCAGCGTGCTTCTTCCAACTTCCTTTATATTTCTCTGGATTGTTTTCCTTCCAGTTTTTATAGCTTTTCTCGTTACCCTCTTTGTATTTTTCAGGATTTTCCTTTGCCCATTTTTTTTGATATTCTTTGTTCTTCTCATTTCGCTTTTCTCTTAATTCAGGATCATCCTGAATTTTCTGATTTCTTTCTTGAACTTTGTCTTTGTTATCGTTGTAATAATCAAGACTTTGTTCTTTCCAACAACTTTTACATTCGTTGCGGTCATTGTAGAATTGACTGTCGTCAAGTATTCTACCACATTTTGTACATTGTTTTGTAGGCATATATATAGTTTGTTTTTTAAAAAACTACACTAATTATAACAAACTTTTTTGACTTTGTCAAATCACTCAACTTTTTCAAACAATTTTTTAAACTCTTGCAAGGAACGAACAAGCATATATATCCCGTCTAGCTTGTCGATTTGATTCATAACCTCTTTTTGTTTATCGCTCTGTTTACTACTTTTTTCCCTGGTTTTAATCTCACAACCAAGGTATCGACCACCTTTTAAAATAATAGAAATATCAGGCACGCCAGCCCTACCAGTTTTGAAATATCCACCGCTTTTTGTCTGAATCGCTCCAGCACCTGAACGAAAGAAAAAGCACCGTCCCTGAGCTTCAAGGATGGTGCAGTAGTCTAGTATTTGCTTTTGTATTTCTGATTCTTTCATAATTATGTGTAAATATTACCAATTACTTTTCTACCTCTATCATTTTCGATGTATTCGGACAGTCTAATAGAATAATTCCAATCACCGTTTTTGAATCGAAAAACAACAAACCAGCCGTCTTTAACCCACTCTACAACTCCCCCTTTTGGGAATTTGTCACTTTGCCATATTTCTTCATCTTTGCTATCTTTCAATTCTGTTGCTTGCATGTGTTCATATCTAGTGTAAAAATCTCTATAATTATTAAACAACGAATTTGGAAAAATTTTGGTGTCTTCAGCAGCATCAACAAGTAAAGTAAAAGGAGAGTAATGCAACATCTTTTTTTCTACTTTATCCCACGCTCTAAATCTTTTAGTCATAATCAATATTCAAATATTTCAATTTCATAACGCTCAGAATCTGACCAGATATGAAGGGAAAAATCCCAGAAATATCGACCATATTCATCTTTATCAAACCTTGGTATACAGTACTTTTTTGCTTCTTGTTTGGTGTCGAAATACATCCTGCCATACTTTACGTGAAATTTGTCTCTTGCTTCAACACTGACAGCTCTGCTTACTATTTTAATTTTGTATGTCATATTTCTTCAATCTTAACAATTTCTAAATCCTCCATGGTCTCATCCTGTCTTTCAACTTCGAATATCTGACGAGCTATTTCATTATAGTCTTGTTCAGATTCAGGCATTTTTTTTATATCCACAGCGACAATTTTTTCATGTCTTTCACCGTCTGTTTTTAGAATGGATATTGTTATTTTTTTAAACATATTACTTTAGTTTTAATACTTTTTTACCTTGTTTACTAGAAAAAACATCAATATCAATTTTATTGTCTTTGATAATCTTTTCGGCTTCTGCGATTGTAACTGACTTTTTTTCAAAGAATAAATCTTTTAAATCTTCATCTTTGATTAAATCAATTTTGGTTGGGTCAACCGCTCTCTTACTCGTTTCTACATAAGAAACCTTATATCCGTTGACTTCTCCATCTTCTTTGCCGTCTAGGGCTTCGATGTAGAGCCTTTCTCTTTCAGCTCTTAGCTTTTCCACTTCGACTTTATAAAACCTCTCAAACTCTAAAAAAAAGTCTTCAATGTCTTTGAGGTTGCCAGATTCCCGAACCTTGATTGATTCGCTTGTTAGCATTGCTAGTAGTTTTTCTGTGTTAGACATAGATTGTTATTTTTTAAAATTAAAAGTTGTTTTAAACGCTTTTACGATTTCTTCACTACAAATCTGACTAGCTATGGAAACTTTCAAAAAAGCCCCAATCATTGTTTTAGAGTAAATTTCGATTGCTTTATCTTGTTCATGTTTCTTGAACTTTTTTGAGTTCATACAAAGTCTTTTTAAAATTGTTGCTCTGTATTTATTATCTAGTTTAGACATATAATTTTATTATTAAAAAGGCATATCTACACCGATATTGTCAATGACATTGTCAACATCGGGTAGAGGTTCGCTCTCACTTACTTCACTCATTCTTTTTTTTTTGCTTCTTCCTCGTCGTTTGAAGATTCAAATGGGTCGTTGCCTTCTTCTAGTGCTTTTAGGTTGATTTTCGATAGTTCTTCGTCAACCTTTGCTTGCAAGGTTTTCGTTAAATCTTCTGCATCATCTGACTGAAAAAAGTACTTGGTTTCAAGTTTTTGACCTTTTTTTGTAATTTGGATGTCGAATTTTGACCAGTCAGTTTTAATTTTTCCACTTGCGATTGAAAAAAGAAAATCTTGAATTGATTTTTGTGGAATTTCCCAAATTTTCAATTCTTCATTTTCTGGATCGGTTCTATCTAGAGCGACTACAGCCCAACTTAATTTTGGAGGCTTTCCTAATTCAGGTTTAGCACTAGGCGGAACAGTGCCATCTCCTTTATCTTCATGTACAAATTTTTTTATTTTATCTTCTGCATCTTTTAAAAACTCTGCAAAATAGGTTACTACTTCAGTTTTTGGTGTTAGAACTCTTACTAAGTAAGAACCTTCGTCAGGAAATTTCAAATATTTTGAATTTTGTGCTGGTGTTTTGTAATTTTCTTGAAATGGATTAGCCATAATAATTGTGTATAATAATTTTTAATAATTTGATTGTTTGAATTTTTGATTGTTTGCTGGGCCACTGTATTCTAACAGCTATTAACTGGACTTAGAATTGTACTTGAATATTATTTACTGCTCTAACGAATATAAGAAATTCTGCACTAGATATGTTGTGTCGTTCACAGAATAATCTAACATATTCTGAATCACTATCTTGTAACATTGCTGTTATATCGAACTCTTCGTATTCTTGCATATTGTATATATATATTTATAATTTATAATTTGGTGAAAAAAACAAAGAAGAAACAGGCGACAATGAGATAAACTCTAACTTGCATACTTTTACCTGTTCTGTTGTTTTTTAAATTTGATAACCGTTTCCAGCTGTCTTTGAGACTATAAAGAACTTTTTCTACTTTGTCAACTGGTAATTCAAAGAATACCATTCTAATCAACCAAACTCAATAAAAAATCACTTATCTTCTCGTTTTGTAAAACAAAAAACATGACCATAACGAGTAAAATAAAATAGGCAACAAAAACTGTATTAACCTTTCCTATCTTCTTTATTATTTTTTTTATCATATATCAAATATTATTTCTAATTCATTTTTAAACTTTTTAATTACTTTTTTGACTTGCTTATCGTCTACGAGTGGTAGGATTAGAATTGATAACAGTACAGATTTACTTTTCATCAATTTGATTGGTGTGAAGTGTCCTTTTCTATTTTTAGAAATATTATAAAACACATCATCTACTGTCATGTTTCCAAATTCTTGAATTATATAATCATTGATTTGGTTAATCAGTTCTTGTTTTTCATTTGTTGTTGTTCTAGCCTCTGAGGTTGCGACATCATTTTCTAGATATATTTTTATGCTATTCAGTTCTTCTATTGTGTATTTTTTGCCTTCTATTTCAATTTGACTTGGATTCAGATTCATAATGTCAATAATCCTTGAGGATTTTCCATTGTTGGTCAAGCCAATTCCAGTATTCTATCTTTTCTTCAAGTGTTGCATTTTTTGCCCCTTGATATCTATCACCTGTAACATCGTAATAAGCCTTTTTAGCTTTCTCGTGTGAATGGATATAATTGTTAGAAGGGTATAATTTCATCACCAATTTGGTGATTTTTGTACCAACCGTTTGTTTTCTTAATTTCTCAAATCTAGACTTTCCTAAGGAATTTTTGAAATCAGCGAATAAAGAATAAAACTCATTCTCTAAGTTGCTGATAGTGTTGCTGTTGTGTGCAACCCTAGCTTTTATATCAATTATCTTAGAATTGTTTTGTAAACTTTGAACCTGCTCTTTTAGCTTTTTATGATTATATACAAGATTATCAATAGTCTCCTTCATGACTTCAATTGGATCTACAGTCATTGACTGACTATTGAAGTCTAATTCATCTTGTTTGTCAATTTCTATCTTGAAAACGCCCTTGCTTTTGAAATCATTGAAATTGTCTTTTAGGTTGTTTACTGCTTGTTGTGTTGTTGTGTTAGACATGTGTTCCATTTTTTGTTAATTTTTTCACAGTTTCTTCATAAAGAAGAACAGCATCTTTCCTCGAATTGCACACGATACTTTTAAGCTGTTGTTGTTTTTTTTCAGAAATCATTATTGTATAATATCTTACATAGACTGTATCGCTTACAATCTCAATATTGATAACATCTTCAATCTTAACTGTTAATGATGCTATTTTAATAAATTCAGGCATACATCAGAGCTGATTTGATTAATAACATGCTTACGAAAAAGGTACAGAGAATTAGGATGAATACCCAATTGTCTTTTATTAGAGAAAAACTCAATTTTAATGGGTGTAAACACTCAAAAAAAAGTTCTTTAAATTTTAACAGTATTTTTTTTAATTGATTTTTAAACATAGTGTGATTTATTTAAATTTTGCTTTTAAGAAAGGTTTTATAATTTCGTACCATTCGTTGATTTCTTTGCCCCACGCTTCGTTGTGAAGGTGTTGAGAGATAGAAGTTGCCGAATCTTCATATTTCTGTTTTGCTCTGCCTAGTTCTTCGCCTCTATTTCTTAGACTGTTAATCCAAAATCGTAAATCGCAAGGATTCTCGTTTTTAACTATTTTTTTAATTGTAGTTTTTATCTTTTCTTGAATATCTGCATATTCTTGATTATATATATTATATAATGGGTCTTCTACTACTATCTTAAAAATCACATCAAGCCACTCTTGAAGCTCTTTTTTGGTTGGAGCAATCGGATAATCATTATAATCAACATAACTGTCTAGCCCTTGAGCAATTTCTAAATTATTATCTCTTTGTTCTAATTCTTTGAGTGTGATTGTTGTCTTGTAATCTTCAATATAATCTAAAAATGTTTCACACTTCATCTCAACCCCACTCAACTCAACATAGCGAGCGAGGTCCTTTGCGTTTTCTTTGGTTAATTTTGTCATAATGTAATTTTTTTTACTTCATCGAAATCATCAAATCTTTGAATTAAATCAGCGAGATTTATTCTCATGCTTTTGATTGTTTTTATTAGATTTTTTCGTGTTCTACCCTCTGTTTCCTCAGCTACGCTGATAAGATTTTTATAATCTTCAATCAATCTTTGAATCGATAGAGCTAAGAGTGTATATTCTTTTGTATTAGACATAACACAATTTTTGATTTATTTCTTCAAGTTCTTGTTCAACCGCCAACCACTCATCAGAGTAGGTCTTGTCTTCAACGCTGTTGTGTCCTGTATCTGAATTGCTATAAGAGTTATCAATAACATTCTCAGCGTAGAAGTCATCATCGTCAAGCAATGTTTGTAATTCTTCTTGTCTTAGTTCTAGATTAGCGTCTAATATGATTAGTTTTTTACTCACCTCACTGATTGAGGTACACAGCTGATTAATAACCTCTTTATTCTTTTTATTTTGAATCTTGTAATATTCGTCAAGTAGAGTGTCCAATTCTTTGCCTTTTGCTGTTTTGATTTTGTTTTTTAAATTTGTTATTGTCATAGTAATTAGACAATAGAAAACTATTTCAACTTTGTCAACATCTTTCCACAGGTCTACCCGCCTTAAGCTTGTATTTATCAAAGAAATCAGGGAGACAATCTTTTATTTCATCGAAGTCTTTGGTGAAAAAATAGGAATTTTGCAGACCTTTTCTTTTTCTTGATTTTTTACGCTTAATACACAATCCAATATTTTCTTTTTCTTCTTCATTAAGACTATCAAAAATACTCTTTAATTTAGGGCGTGACGGACAGTATATGCTATTCTCATCACATAGGACCATAAATCGTTGTAGTGACCATATTTTGTAATCATGTCTTGCTTTTATTACCCTTTTTGTGTAATATGGATAAGTTTTCCAGTCTCTTTTTTTGTATATTCTCTTGTTGTTGGTCGAAGTCATTATTTTGACATTACTTTACTTTTTCAACTTTGTCAAACATTGCTTGACAATTCTTTAGAAAGTGTTTTTGCTTGAGCTAATCTAATTAGATCTTCACAAATCTATTAGACAAGAATGTGGTCTTGACAATTTTAATTTTCTACTTTAACTTATTAAAAGTGAAGATTAAATAACTTATTACAAGTTTCGTCCCCGCCACATCGGGGGCGTTTTTTTATATTTATGTTACCATCACAATTTCAACGCTACACTGACGAAAGTCAGCCGTTAGTAGTAGATCCAACAGTTGCAGAGAAAATAGGCTTAAACGAATCAATAGTAATCAGACAATTACATTTTTGGTTAAAAATAAATGAAAGAAATGAGAAAAGTGTCTATAATGATAAAGTTTGGTGCTATAATACAGTCCAAGAATGGAAAGAAAACAACTTTAATTTTTGGTCCGAAAGTACGATAAAAAGAATATTTAGTAATCTCGAAAAATTAGGTCTAATTGAGACCACAAAAAACCCAAAAAATAAGTGGGATAAAACAAAATGGTATAGCATAAATTACCTGGTTTATGCTGGTTTGTTCGATAAGGTCAACTTGACCCAATCGAAAGAATCAAAATGGTCTAATGGAGAAGGTCAAAATGACCCGTTCAATAATAAAACAGAGAATACTAAAGAGAATACTAAAGAGAGTGGCACACACAAAAATTTTGAAGAAAAACTAGAAACAGATATACTCGATATTATATCCAATCCTCTCTATCCAATCTTAGAAGGAAAATACAAGGACAAAAACAGACAGACAGACATACAAGACGAGATGAAGCTAGCCCTTAATTCTTATTACGAGAAGGGCAAAAACGGCTCTAAATTCAGCTTTTTCCAGACTTGGGTTGAATTTCTTAAAACAGATTTTAAACAGAAAAATAAAACAAGTGTATACGACGGAAAAATAGAGAAACGAGATGAAGAACAGAAGAAACAAGGATTTGAACTAAACAAAACGATAAAAGAGATAAAAGATAACAACTATTACACGATCAGAATTTACAAAAAAGAGTTTGATTCTGAAAAAGCATTGTTAGACTATATTCAAGAAGTTCTTTTCATTGTTGATAGACACAGAATTCTAGCTGTAGATTTTGACATTAATGAATATTTACAACATAAATAATCTATGACCGAAATAATCAAAATAAACGACAAATACTACATTAGAAGAAAGCCAAATGTTTTCAATCTTCCTATATTTTCCCAACTTTCTATTCCTCGTTATTTAGATAATGGCATGGATATTTATTCCGAAACTTTTAAACATTGGTGGACAGACAGTAACACATTGAAAGGTGCTTTTTCAACATTAGAAGAAGCTGAAACAAAATGGAAGAGGTACAAAAAACAACTAGAAAAACCAAAAATAGAAGTAATCAAAACATTATAAACATGCCTAAACCCATTTCATATACTTTATTTGCAATCTTTATTGTTTTAACAACATTACAGCCAGTGAATGTAGAAAGTGATAAATTAGAGGGGTTAGGTGAAGCGAGAGAGGGTATCGAAGAGTGTAGATAATTAACATTGACAAAACGAAAATTAAAGCTCTGAATTCAATTCTCGGTTAATCCTTAGTCATCCGAGATGAATTGAAGAGAGTTTTCCCTAATCTTCTCTCTTCTTTTCAGCAATAAGAAGGAAGGAAGTAGGTCTCTGACCTTCTTTTTTGTTGACAAAATTGAAATTGTTTGGTTATTTATAGTTGAATGGCTAAAACAAAGAATAAAGTGGGTAGACCGAAAAAATTAACAACTGAACAAATAGAAAAGATAGTTGAAGATTTTAAAAAATACATAGTAGACAAGGTAGACCCTACGATTGTTGGCTTTACTTCTTCATACGAAATATTGAAAGATAATAAAGGAAAAGATTTTTATGTAAACAAGGATTATATTAGTGACCATGATGAATTTTCCGAACTAAGAAAGAAAGCAATAGAGAAACAAGAGGCTTATTTAGCGTCTGGAGCAACCAAAAATGAACTCAATGCAACCATGTCAGTTTTTCGTTTGAAACAACCTCAACATGGTTACACAGATAAACAGGAAATAGATCAAACTAATTACAATCACGAAATTCCACAAATTAATGTAAATAAAAATTATGACAAAAAAACTGATAAATAAAGTAGTAAGAGAAATTGGAACAATGTTAATTTGGTTTCTTTTTTTCGCTTTTATAAATAATGATTTCTTTTTATTTGATTGGAATATTTGGTCAAAAATCTTTTTTGGTTTAATCTTACTCACGAGAATCAAGAGTTTAATTTTTCTTGTTAGGGTCAAAAAAGAAACTAAAAATTTTATTGATGAAATAATAAAAACTAAAAAAGAGTTTGAAAATGAACATAAACCTGACAAAAAAGCAGACTAAGGCTTGGGATTTCTTAACTGATGATGTTACAACAGAGTTAGGCTACGGGGGAGCGGCCCGAGGTGGGAAATCTTGGCTCGGTGCTACTTTCTTTATATTTATGTGTTTAGCATATCCAAAAACTAGATGGGCAATAGGTAGACGAGAATTAAAGAATCTTAAGCGTACCACTCTTTTAACCTTCTTTAAAGCATGTGCAGAGTATGGATTGTCTAAAGATGTTCATTTCAACTATAACGAGATGAAGGGGGCTATAACCTTTAGAAATGGCAGTGAGATATATCTATTAGATCTAGCTAATCAACCGAGCGACCCACTCTACACATGGCTAGGTGGATTCGAAATTACAGGCGCTTGGGTAGATGAATCAAATGAGATTCCAGAGATTGGAATACAAATATTAAAGTCAAGATGTGGTAACTGTCTAAACGATGAATACAATCTCAAACCTCTGTTATTAGAGACTTTTAATCCTAATAAGGGTCATGTATATAAACGATATTACAAGCCATTCAAAGATGAGAAACTACCTGAATATAGACAGTTTGTCTCAGCGTTACCAACAGATAATCCTTACATTCCACAATCCTATATTGATGAGCTAAAGAGGGCTGACAAGATAACTAGAGAAAGGTTATTATACGGTAACTTCGAGTATGATGACGACCCCGCTTGTTTATTTGAGTTTGATTCAATCCAAGACCTGTTCACCAATAAAGCAGAGAAATCAGATGAGAAGTATCTATGTGCTGATATAGCGAGATTCGGAGATGACAAGACCGTGATTCATTACTGGGAAGGACTGAAAAGAGTTAAAGGGTGGACTCTTGCTAAGAAGTCAACGAAAGAAGTAGCAGATTTTATCAAGCAAAAAGCTGAAGAATTACAAGTTAGAAGAAGTCATATTGTAATTGATGAAGACGGAATAGGGGGCGGTGTAGTAGATCAGATTGATGGCTGTAAAGGCTTCACGAATAACGCTCAAGCTATTCAACCTTATGATTCAAAATGGGATGATGCAAAGAAAGTCAATTATACTAATCTCAAGACACAGTGTTACTTTAGATTAGCTGACCTAGCCAATCAGGGAAAGATTCAAATAGCTAATGCAAGCGAGGAAGAAAAGACGGAAATAGCTGAAGAACTTGAGCAGATTAAGCAAGCTGATATTGATAACGACGGAAAGATTAAACTGATTAAAAAGGAGAAAATGAAGGAAGGGTTAGGTCGTTCACCTGACAATTCTGATACTCTTATGATGCGTATGTTTTTTGAATTATCAGACGATGATGTGGATTGGTCAAATCTAGGATTCTAATTCTCTTGACATGTTTCACCTTTTCAATTTCTATAATAAAATATGTCAAAAACTCACACATTCGCTACTCATCCGACAGCTGGTAACGCACAGCAGTTGGTTCCTGCTCTAGTCGGAACAGGTACAGTCGATTTAGTTGCTGGGTCTGCTACAGTAATCGGAGTGGGTACATTTTTCAATACCAAGCATCTGGTCGGCGATAGAATCATAGTAGCAGGTGAAGAAAGAAGAATACAAAGAATTTTATCCGATACTAAACTAGTAGTATCTATAGTTTTCCCGTCTACTTTAGCAACTCAAGCTTTTACTTATTATGTACATTCAGCAGAAACAATAAGCAATAAGATAGTTCTTTTACAAAACGATAAAGACGCAACAAGCGACTTATATTTTGGATTCTCAAGGGCTGGTGATGGTTCAGATATAACAAAAACAACATTTACTTGGAGAATTGTTGCAGGTGATGAGATACCCTTAACAGGAGCGGATCTTGACGATCTGTACACTCTTAGCGATTCAAACGCACAAGTTTATAGATTACTTTTTACTAATACTTAATATATGGTTGATTTTATTTTTTTCTGGTGGTTGACAACAAGAGGTATCACAGCCGCTGTAGTTACGACTGGCAATTTTGTTTTCGTAGATGGTGATAACTTTGTTTTTGCTGACGGTGATAGTTTCGAATTTATAAACATTTAATTAAAAAAATATGGCAGATAAAAAATTAATAACAAGAACACAAAAGGCGTCAGCAGATGCAACGGACGAAATATATGTGATTGATGCGGCGGGTACCAGCGAATGGAGGGTTCCAATTACTGGAATGAATGGTTATTTTGTTTGGAACGATATAACTGGTGACCCAACAATGTTAAACAATAATGGGTATTTAACAAACGGAGCAGGAGAAAGACAATTAACTCTACCAGCAACATCAATATTAGGTGATGAAATAAAAATAGCCACAGGCACATCAACTTGGAAAGTTTTACAAGCTGTAAATCAAAAAATTACAATGGGTGATGAAGTTACAACAACAGGTATAACGGGGTATCTTCAATCGGACGGTGAAGTGACTTTGCTTTGTACACAAGCCAATCTAAATTGGAAAGTCATAGCTAATCAAGGTATTTTTACAATTAATTAGCTGGACAAGTTTTGATTTTTTATTTTAAATCAAAACACTATGGCAACAGTCAAACAGAATGCAATCAACAAGACGTTAATAGCGGGGACAAAAGTAACCCTAGGCTCTGACGCAACTAATGACATCTACTACTTAAATGGAAGTGGAGAAATGGCGAGATTGGGAATTGGTACATCCTTGCAACAGCTAAGAGTGAACGCAGGAGTGACAGCCTTAGAATGGGGTGACCAAGATGGTGGAATAACAACTCTTAACACTCTTACAGCAACAACTCAAACATTCGCAACGGGAACAACAGGAACAGACTTTGGAATCAGTAGTGCTGGTTCAACTCATACCTTTAATATTCCTGACGCTTCAGCTTCTAATAGAGGTCTTGTAACAGTAGGAGCACAGACAATTGCTGGTGCTAAGACATTTTCAGGTAATGCTGTTTTTTCTGGTGATTTAACCGTTAATGGTACTACAACATACCTTAATTCAACTAATACAGATATAACCGACAAGAATATTACAATTAATAAAGGAGGTGATGATGCAAGTTCAGAAGGTGCTGGATTACAAGTTGAAAGAACAGCAACAGACGGTAGCTTTATTTATGCTGATGCTTCAGCAACCAAATTTAAAATTGGTGCATTAGGTTCGGAAGTTGATGTCGTTGGTATTTCTTCAACTCAAACAGTAACAAACAAAACTCTAGGAACGGGGTCAGCAATAGACCTAGGTTCTGATGCAGAAGGTGATGTATATTACAGAAATTCTGGTGGAGATTTGGCAAGATTAGGAATTGGAACAAATGGTCAAGCTCTTACTACTAATTCAGGTGCTACAGCTCCAGAATGGACTGATGTTTCTGGTGGATTTACAATTGATGTTGAAACTACAACAGCTTCAGCAATAGCAGACAAGACTATTCATATTTCCAACAATGCTTCAAGAGTTACTTTCACATTACCTGCAACTTGTGCAGTTGGTTTCCAATTTAAAGTTGGAGGTCTAGGTGCTGGAGGTTGGAAAATCGCACAAAACGCTTCACAACTTATGCACTACGGTGACACTGTAACTGTGACAGGTATAACAGGACAGATTGATTCATCTAACCAATTTGATTCTGTAGAAGTTGTTTGCGTTGTTGCAGATACAACTTTCTTAGTCTTGAACGGTGTTGGTAATCCTGATATCACAATAAGTTAATGCTTATATGGCGACCAAAAAAACCAATTCAATAAACAACTCGATAGGGGAGTATACTTTCCCTGTAGTTGATGGGACTTCTGACCAAGTCCTAAAAACAAACGGAACTGGGGCATTGACTTGGGAAGATGAATCTGCTGGCTCTGCCGCAGGTTCTGATGGTCAAATTCAATATAATAATGGTGGAGCGCTTGGCGGTGATGCTGATTTGTTTTGGGATGACACGAATAAAAGGCTTGGAATTGGAACAAATACACCATCAAGAGGTTTAGATTTTGATGGTTCAGATGTGAGAACAGAAAGAGTCACAAATGGTCTCAATATTAATTTAGGAATTTCTACTTTTGGGTCTGGTAATTTAGGTTCTGCATCAGGCAACTTTGCAATATTGCAGAATGCCTTGTTTAACAATACAACTGGTGACAATAATTTAGCAATAGGAGAAGGAACATTGCAAAGTAATACGACTGGTAGGGACAATATTGCAATCGGTAAGAATGCTCTTAATAGCAATACAACAAAGTTTGAAAATATAGCAATAGGTTCAAATGCTTTAATTAATAATACAAGCAACTTTCCTAATGTTGCAATTGGTTATACAACAATAGGTGGGACTGGAACAGGCAATTTAAATACTGCGATTGGATGGAAGGCTCTTAATATTAATACTAACGGTAGTAGTAATATAGCTATTGGATATGAATGCCTTTTTAAAAATACAACAGGAGCAGCTAATGTAGCTGTTGGTAGATGTATGGCTGCAAATACAACGGGTGCAGAGAATGTTGCAATTGGTGAATCAAGTCTCAATCTGAATACAACGGGTGCTAGAAACACAGCCTTGGGTGTCAACGCATTAAAATTTGTTAATCCAACTGGAGGAGGGGAAGGAGAACAAAACATTGGAATAGGATATGGAGCTGGAGACAACATAACAACAGGCTCTACCAATATAATTATCGGTTATAATCTAAATGCAGACAGTGCAACAGCAGACGACCAGTTAAACATCGGAGGAGTATTAAAAGGCGACCTATCAACAGGAGACATAGAAATAACAGGAGGATTAACTTTACCAGTATCAACAGTTGATGTCAGTAATCCACCAACTGATGCAGAGCTAGACAGTGAATATGGCACACCTGCAACAGTAGGGGCTGGTTATACAAGATATATAGACGATAATGGAGCAGGAACAGCCTTTTATCAATGTGTCAGCGATGGAACGAACTGGTGGGTATTTACGGGAACTAAAGCAGTATAGCTTATGAATGATACACAAACATACACACTAATAACACCAGACATCTTAATAATTTTTGGGATATTAGTTTTATCTGCTGTTTTTTTCTATTCTTCTACTAGAAAATTGAAGAAGATGGTCAAAACTGGTTGTGAATGCAATGGTCAGTTTATTACCATTGACGAAAAAAGAAAATCCAAAAACTATCAATGCAATAATTGTAAAAAAATAATTAGAATTGAAAGTCTATTGTGGTGAATTTAGACTGGAAATCTAAATAAAAATAGTCACATGGCAACAAAAAAAACTAATGTAATCAATAACGAAACCAACAGCTTATTTGTTGAAACGAATATTGGTATAAATGAAACTTCACCACAAGAGCTATTGCATTTAACAGCGAATAATGCAGGAATCAGACTTGAAGATGATGGCGGTGCTTATGCTAATATTTTTCAATCTGCTACTCAATTGCAAATTAGTGCTGACCCTAATGATTTAGTTGCTAGTACGGATATAGTGTTTTTAATAGATGGTTCTGAAGTTGTTAGAATTGATGATAACGGATATGTAGGAATAAACGACCCAACACCTGACACAGCCCTAGCAATAGTTGGAGATGACCAAACAAGTTCAACCATAACTGTAAAGAGATATAGTGACAATGCCTCACCTGCTTATCTAGATATAATGAAAGCAAGGGGAGCATCAGAAGCACCGACTGCAATAAATAATGGTGATGACATGGGTAAGATATGGTTTAGAGGTTACATGGGTACAGGATTCGCAGCAAGAGGTGAATATTTAGTAGAAGCTACAGAAAACTGGGACGGTTCAAATCAAGGTACTAGACATGCCTTTAAAGCAACAGCCAATGGTACAACCTCAATGGTTGAAGTTTTTAGCATTGATGGAAGTGGATATGTAACATTTAACCAAGCTTACACCCTACCAAATACAGACGGTACAATTAATCAAGTCTTAAAAACAGATGGAAGTGAAACCGTTAGCTGGGGAGAAGTGGATATATCCGAATTATCAATAACACATCTAACACCTGCAACTCAAACTGTAACAACAGGAACTCTTTCATCTGGTACGGTAACAGATGTTCAAACATGGGGAGACGGTAACACAGTAAATATAAGTGAGGTAACAGGAACACCAGGATTTGATGTGAGATATACCTTTACAGGTGTTGCAGATTTTAGTCATATCGGGTTATCTTCCTATTATGTTGGATCGGCAATTCATTGGAGTGAAGTTCAAATATATGATGATGCCAACGCTACATGGAGAACTCTTTTAACAATTCCAAGTAGTTTAGGATTTGACTACAGATATACAGATTTTCCAGATCCAACAAATATAGCTGATTATATTAATGGAAGTGATCAGGTAATAATCAGATTTTACCATCCTACAAATGGTAATGCTTCACATGATTTATATGTCGACTATGTATCAATAACAGGTAAATCAACATAATATATGTCCCATCTAATCCAAATAACAAGAAACATAGACAAAAACGGCAATTCAAAATATGCTGGGACTAAGACTTTTAGCTTTCCACAGAGTAATTCTGTCAAAATTCAAATAAGTGGATTGGATTCTAATTATGACGCTAAGACTGTTAATTTTGAAGTTTGTGCTGGTCAGGACAGCTTTCAACAATCGACGATTACAGGATCTAATATTTTAGGTGTATTCGACGGAACGGGAGGAACACAGAACACAGCTAATCTAACTCAAGTTAGTTCTGTAAGTGCAGGAGTGTCTACATTCTTTATTGCACCCAGTCAAAGTTCTGATGATAACAATTGGATTCCAGATAATTATTATACTTTTTATTTGGCTTGGGAATTAGCCGACTCGAAACAAGAAATAATCAAATTTGAAGCTTATGTTAAAAAAGGACGAGGGGTATAATTTATTGACAAAAAACAAACAAACAAAGAAACCTAATAAATATGTCATTCACTAGAGACGACTTCTTGAGCGGTCAATACGATGATAATTTCAAAATATTGTCTTTATATTCAGACAATAAATACACCAATTTAAACACAGGCAAAGACTACGGATATTATGATAAAGTATGGCGGGGTGTACCTTTTCTTGCAACAGCTAAATCAATCTGGCTAGGTACGCTTGACGGGAACAAGACGGAAGTAATAATCAACGAAAAAGATGACGCCAGTGACAGCACGAAAAAAGCCAATAACAGGCTTAAAAAGAAGACTAAAAAGTTCCTTTATTCTGATAAACAATGGGCTAAAGTAGAGAGCGAAGGAATGGAAATGAAGATGAAGGAGGGTTGGTGTGCGATTCTTATTGATGAGGATGGAATGCCGTTAGTTCGTAGCATGAGACGATATGCAGTCTATCATGACTGGGTCAATAATACGACTAAATACAGGTTGATAGTCGATGGTGCTGAGGTTGGTGAGTACTTGACTCACGGTGTAGAGATTTATGTAATGAAGGATTTTGGCTTTAGTTCTTCTATTATTCCACCCTCTCGATTAGATACTGTCTATTCATACTTAACCCTGCATAATAAAGGTTTAGAGACTAATATTTCATTTGCTGACAACGATTGGAATGGTACAACGCTGTTGAAAGTTCATGAAAGGTTTTTGACAGAAAAAGGTCTTGGTAAAGACAAAACTGGAAAAAATATTATTGAAAGAATAATGGATAATTGGAAATCAAAATTCAAAGGCACAAAAAACGCTGGTAAATTTACAGTTATTCCTGAGCTTGATTCAGCGATAGAGTTGGGAAAGTCTAACAAAGACATGCAATATCTAGAGATGAATAAGCGAACTCTAGAGGTGCTTATCTCTGTATATAATCTAGCCCCTGCAGATTATGGACAAGGAGACGCACAAACTTGGTCTAATGTTGCAACATTCAACTATTCTCGACATGATAAGATAGGTCAGCATGAAGCACAAGCCTTTGACGATTGTAGAAATAACTGGTTCTTGCCTTTGTTCAATATTCAAACAAATGAGAACTTCTATGTTCAATATCCTATCCCTGAAGATCCAAACGACATTGAGAAACAGAAACAAGCTAGAGAGGATTATCTCGTAGATGCACTCAGCCGAAACCAATATTTAGTTGCAACGGGAAGAGACCCAGAAGAAGAAGATTTTTATTATTCAGAAGTTTTGCAAAAACAAAATCAAGGCTTTGGTCAAACTGTTGAAGCAGAGTTCAAAAAAAAAAACTGAATTTGCAAAACAAACTCTTAGTGAAAAAGCACTAAACTCAAAAAATCATAAAAAGTTTGAGAAAAAATGGATTGAGAAAATAACTAAGCAATTAAACGCATTTGTAAAGACTTTTAGTAAGTTGTCTAATGTTCCAGACCTAGACAAAATAAAACTGCCTAAAATCGAGACTTTTTACAGTTTTAAAGATTTGGAGAAAGATTTGGCGATTCAAGCCAAGCCTGGTGTTGATGTTTATAGAAAAGACCCGAGGATAAAGAATAAAAATGTTAAGAAATTCGCTGAGGATGTATTTGGTGAATATCCTGATTTTATTCAAGAAGCTATAGAAAACAGAACTTTTTGGGTTCTTAAAGGGGCTAAAAGTGAATTAAAAGGCAATGTTGCCCTACTTCCTGACGATTGGAAAGGTTTTGAGGGTGTTGATGAATCAACAACACAAGAAATAGTCAACATAATAGAAGCAAATTCAGAAAAAGGAGTCGATGAAATAGCTAGAATAATAAAGGAAAAAGTGCCAGAAATAGCTAATTGGAGGGGTGAAAGGATAGCAAGGACGGAGACGACTAATGCAGTCATGGGGTCAAAAAGAGAATTATATAGGCAAGAAGTCGGAGCGGGTATGAAACATAAATGGAACACAGTAGGAGATGATAAAGTTGGAGAAGATCACAAAATGAATGATGGAAAAACAAGAAAAGATGGTGAAAGTTTTCCTTCAGGTGAGACGAGACCTGGTCAAAGACCATATTGTAGATGCGATGAGGAAGACATTATTCCAGATGATTATTGACGAAATTAATAAATAAATAAAATATTAAATAAATATGTCCAAAAAACTAATTACATTCAGCACACCGCAGAAGAACTTTGCTAAAAACAAACCCCTAGATTTTGTCAAAGTCGATAAGGGCTTTGAAGTCGATATGATGATATTCTCTACTGCTAACAACAGAAACAAGGTTTATTTTCAAGTATCTGATTTGTTAAAATGGCAAGGTAAAGAAAAGTCTCTATTGTTCAATTTTAACCATGATTTATCTCTATCTGAGGGCAAATATCTAAGTAATAAAAATGAATTTACAAAGATTTGGAGTGAAGTGAACGGTGGTGAGTTTGAAATTTGGGCAAGGTTCAGGACTACTGATAAAGAAGTAATAGCCAAAAAAGATGAAATCACACAGCCATCTATAGAATTGATGGTTGATGAAGAAACGGCTATAATAAGCGAAAAAGGTGAATATTATGATAGTGTTGATTATCAAGGCACAGCCCTACTCCTAGGCGTTCCTGCTGGTTCAGGACAGACTAGAATAGGCGAAACAAAATCCTTCGACCTTGACAAGGAAAAAGAAAATAATCAAAAAGATAATACTATGGCTGATATTACTACAGAACAAGCAAAAGAATTTTTCGCAACCGACGAGGGTAAGAAATTCAAAGCAACTCTTCTAGCTGAAGACAAAGCAAAACAGGAAGATGACGAAAAGACAAAAGAAGCTAAAAAACAAGAGTTTGAGGCTGATGTTAAAGCACTTTTTGTCAAATTCCAAGCAGAGGAAAAGGAGAAAGAAGAAGAGGAAAAAGGTGAAGACAAAGACGGTGAAGACAAGGGTGAGGAAGGTGAAGAAAAATCAACAGCTGAAAAGCAGGTTGACAACGCACTTGACCAATCTAAGCTTGACAAGGCTAAAAAATCTTTCAATGCTGAAGGTAAGTTTTCGACATTTGAGAAAGTAAGCGGAGATGCTGAACAGTCTACTGATGATATTAAACTAACAAATCCTTTAAATAACTAATTATATGGCTAAAAGAATACAAAATTATGTCTCAATAAAGACAGCAAAATACGACTTGAAACCCCTTAGGGAGGCTTTCGAAAAAGAGTCAAAAAAGAAAGAATTTGATGTTGATGTAGTCTGGGAAACACTAGACAAAGCTTCAGCTAATGAGAATTGGAGAAATCAATTTGTTAGAACTTTCTCTATTCTACAATTTGGTAAAGTAAATCAAGAATTTATCAGCAAATTCAGAGCTTTCACAGAAGATGAAAAAGACGAAATCAAAGCACAGCATGCAAGTGTTACTTTTGACGGACAAGTAGAGACTGACTCTGTTAAGAAATACGCTAAAGCAATGAAAGAGGCTAGAAAAGAAACAACAACAGAGGCAAGAGTAGCCAAGTTTACTTCGTTGACTAAGAAGAAATATGACGTTGATTCTGATGCAGTTTTGGAAACTAATGTTCTACCTTTGCTTGATGGTCTAATCGCTACATCTCCAATCTTAGAAAGAGTAAACATCATATCTGGTGTTGACTACAAGAAATTGATTGAATTTGATGTAGAAAAAGATGCTGAAACACTTACAAATACAAATGCAGGTACAGAAGCGGACGATGTAATCAGAACATCACTAACTCTTGATACTTCAGACAAAAAGATTCAAGCTTCTACTACTATTAATGATACTGACTTAGAATCTCTAGACGCTTCTGAGTGGGCTAGATTCGTGTTTAGACTTGTTAATCGTGTTAGAGTATTGGCTGAAACTCAAATCTTATACGGTGATGGAACTTCTAACGGTTTCTTGCGTGGATTTATCAATACAGCAGGTTCTACAGACGCGGAAAGAATTGGAGCTATTGAAGTTGATGTTTCAGGAGGCGGAGACATAATCGAAAAGATGAAATTGATGGATAAAGATTTGCCAAAAACTATCTCTTCACAAGAAGAATCTCAATACTCATTCATCGGAAACAGAAAATTGCAACAGACTTTGAAATTGGCTAAAGACGCTGATGGTAGATATTACTTCACAGACGGTCAATCATTATCTGTTAATACTTTTCCAGTTTTGAACTCTCCAAGTGTTACTACTGGTGACTTGTTGCTTGTTGCTCTTCCACAATACACAATGATAACTAGAGGCTCTGGTGTATCACTATTGAATGATGGCGGTGTAGTTGAATTGAAAGAAGGTAATATAATCTATGTTGCTAAAATGAAAGCAGACGGTTGTCCTAGAATGGCGTTCAAATACTTGAACACAGGCAGTACAACTTCAGGAGATGCTACCAATCAAGACAGAAATTATCATAGATACGCAGAAAATGCTTATAACTAAACAATCAAAATATAAATTATTATGGCTAAAATCGGAACACTAACAACAACTAACGAGGAAACTCGTAACGCTTACACAGTAAGTATTCAGTCAGCTGCACTTGATGCGGCGGCTGAAGAGACACTAGATCACAATTCAAACGGATTCAAAGAGCATTCTTGTGCTATGACTCCGACTGATTCAACAGATACCAACACCATTCTAGCAAAATTATGGGTAAGTCAAGATGAAGGAACAAGCTATTTCTTAGCTGATTCTGACACATTCGTTACTGCGGATGACGGACTTCCACAAACATTAACATACACAGGTTATGCTTACGATATGTATTTAGAACTTGACGCAGTTGGCGGAGGTACACCTTCACTTGCTAACATAAGTTTTGTTTCTTCTGTTCGTTATACAAGTCTAACTTAATCACACAATGCTTATGAATAATACAACTAAAGCACAATTAAGAGATATACTTGTTAATAATGATAAAGAAGAGGTAGAAACTTATATACAAAGATTCTACAAGACTCTTGACTCTAAGCAAAAGCCGATTCAACAACCCAAAAAAGTTGTCAATCAATCAATAAAGTCAAATATTATCAAGAAAGTATTGAGAAAATCTTAATCACACTTAACCCCTCTTTTACGAGGGGTTTTTATTTGACAAAAAAAAGTATTAAACAAATATTGAAATATGGCTTGGCTAGTATACGCAGATATAAGTAGCGAATTAGAAACAGGACACGATCAAAAGCGTGTTGAAAGACAACTACGCAAGATTGAACAGATATTGAAGAATTGTAATGTTAATTTTAACGCTCCAGCTGTTTCTACAAAGCTCTTAGAAGGAGCAAACGGAGAGAAACAGACTATCTTTGACACTAGACCGTTCAAAGATATAACAAGCGTAAAAATCAAGCAATATAGGTCAACAAGTGAAACTGTACTTGTAGAAGATGAAGACTATAAACTATCTGAACATGTGGCTTGGTCGGATGAGTTAGACCCCACTCTGCTTTATATAAGAATTGAACTAATCAATAACTACTGTGTCAAGACTAACCCTGAATATCTTGAAGTCAACGCTACATGGGGAATTACTGTAACAGTACCACAGGTCATCGAAGACGCTGTTGTTGATTATATTAACAAGTACGAAACTTATATGATAAACACAGGAGGCGGGGCAAATGTTGGGGCTTTGAAGAAGGCAAAGACAGGAGAAAGTGAGGTTGAATATGAGACTAATAGCAATAGTGATATAGATAGAACAGTGTCAAGCAATCCTGCTGAAGACGAGGAATTAATGTCAGTTTTAAATGATTTTTGTATATGCTAGAAGTTCACGACTTACCCAGTTGTCAATCTGAAACTACTGTTTGGACACAGTTTCCAGATGTGGGTGCTAAAATTGTAAAAAGCGATGTAATAGTTGTGTTATTGCCTATTGAAGGTGAGTACGGTGGATTATTAGGAGATAAATGGCTTATGCAAATATCAACGACTCATGCAACCTACTCTGTTTTGCCAAATGACCAGTTTGTTATTGGCTCTGATACATATATTGTATCTAATAAGCCCACACTCTTTAAGAACAATCCAGCCTTTGTGAATTTTTATCAATTCGAAGTTAAAGTCAAAAATGCTACAATACAACCATAATGATTAACGAAATAAAACTAAATCAAACTAAAGGTCTAAAAAAGCTACTTAGACAGGGAATAACAAGACCGCTCGAAAAAGCTGTTTTTAGAATTGGAACAATAGGAAGAAATGAAGCGTCTAAGAATATTAAAAACCAAAAACTGATTGATACAGGACAACTTCGACAATCAGTTATTTTTCGACCTCTTGTAGATAGAACACAAGGTAAAATATTGGTTGGTAAAGAATATGGTATTTATCATGAAGAAGGCACAATATACATAAAACCAAGACCATTTTTTAAACCAATGATTGAAAAGGTCGAAAAATTATCATCTGGTATAATTAAAGCAGAAATTGACAAATATTTAAAAAAGATGACTTAATAAAATTATGGCAACAGATAGAGAAGCACAGAAAGCAGAATTTAAAATAATATTAGAGACTCTTCAATATGATTCTAATGATGGAGAAGGACTAGTCAACATTAAAGTGAGTGATACTTTTATTAATGCAGCGACAAAATGGCCATATTTTTTTATTGTTGATGGAGATACAGCAAATACAATCGTTTCGACAGCTAGCAGAAATGAGGTCAAAAAATACCAAGTAAAAGCTGTATTTAAATTCAATCCTGACGAACCTTACATTCAAAGTGGAAAAGTAAACGATATAGAGGAATTAGTCAAAAATGAATTAATAAAAAGAAGCAATATACAAGAAAAAGATGGCTCAGGCAATCCGATTTGGGATGAGCTAATTTTTGGAGTTGTGGAAACTCCATTTAAAGATTCAGGATTTATTGGTATTGACAACCAAATCTTTTTAACTTTCAATATTGAAACAAGAGTAAAAATAATCTACCAATATGTCTAATAATTTACCAACTCCTGCACCTCAACAAGTCGTACCAGCTACGCCACCACAGCCTGTAGAGGTCAAAGCTAATGTTTCGACAATCAACACAAAAGCAAAGAAAAAGACTTTTGTATTTCCCAACCTTGGCAAATCTGTTCAAGCGGGAAGTCAAGAAGAGGCAAACTTAGAAATTACAAAAACTGAAGAATATAAAAACTTTATTAAAAATTAATTATGGCTTGTACACAATCTGGATCACAACAATATTTCGGAATCGCAAAAGAAGGAACAAGAGGAACGGCTGAAGCTGTACCTGTTATCACTCTTCCTGTTGTAACCAACCCGACAACAAAGAAACACCCTGAGGAGACAAAATTATCAGTAATGTATCAGAATCGTGATAATACTTATGATGTTCATGATGCTACTTCTAATGTCGAAGGTGAAGTTAGCTTGGCAGTTGAGAACGGTCTTCTTGACTATGTTCTAGTTCACATGTTCAATGTGACAAGTGTACAAGAAGCAACGTCAGGAGCTTGGAAAAATACATATAAACCTTATAACACCAACACAAGCGGTGAATTATGTAATCAACCACCTACTTTTACAGCTTTTTATTCTGACAATTCAGTGGAAGCTAATTATTATGCAAACGGTTGTGTTTTTGATAATCCAAAAATTGAAGCAGGGCAAACAGAGACAATCATAACAGTGACAGTTAAAGGTAGAACAGAAACAAAAGCAACAGGAGGAGCATTGACAGCTATCCTTGCGGCGATAAGTTACACAGAACCTAGTCAAAGATTTTTGTGGTCTTTTCTTGTTATTAAAGATGCTTTGCCTGTAACTGGTACAATAATGGGGACAACATTAGACGCTTCTAGTAACTTCATCAATATTGAACCGTCTGTCACTATAGCGATGGAGAATGGCTCTGATTTTGTTTATTCGACTGGTTCTGTGCCTGAAGCAATAAAAACACCTTTTGACATAAGATATAAAGGACAATTCTCTGCAACAGTAGAAACAGGAGGTAGCTATGTAATTGATTCAAGTTTGAAAGATACTTTCTCAGCATCTACAAAGATGCACTATGAATTTGAATTCAAAACTGAAGGTGCTGAAGGTGTAGAATTAGGCACAGCGTCAGGTCTATATCCACTACTTAGAATAAGAGTGGCAGAGTGCAAGCCTGTTGTTGATGAGAGTGACAGAAGTTTAGACAATGATGTGATGTATAGTTTCAATCTTCAAAACCTTAAAACTAGACCTGAGGACGGCTGTAGTATAGAGCTATATCATCAGTCAGAGATTGATGCTAGTTCGTTGTAATTTGACATAATTGAAACAATATATTTATATAAACGCATATGTCAGATAATAAAGAGGTTAAACAAGTATTAGGTCTAATTTTTAAAGCCTCACCACCTTTAAAACACAAAGACAAGAAGGTTCTGGACAAATTAGTAGCTAAGTCTTTTAGTCAAAAAGAAGGTCAAGAGGTTGAAAAAAAAGAAGGTAACATCATGGATAAAATCAACTATAAAGAAATACCTGATATCTTAGATGTTCAACTAGATGCTAAAGCAGAGCTTAACGAAGCCTTGATAAAACTTCACTGGAACACTCCTAAATACTGGGAAACAGCAGGACAACAAGACAATTACTGGTCTAAGAACAACATAGATGAGCTAGATTCTAGTGACTATGATTCATTCTTTAAACCAGTTCAAGAAATAAATCTTTTAAAATTAAAAAAAAATTAAGCCAAAACGCTAAAAACTGGATTCAAAACAGTCTAGCAGGTGATTTATTCAAACAGTCAGCACAGAAAGCATTGGAAAAGATGACACAGGCTGAATATGATGATGTCAGTGATATTATTTTGACATTAGATAATTTGACCTATACAGAATTACAAGAGATGGATTGGCAAGATGTGTCTTTTATCAAAGAAGTCAAAGGAGCTATTGACAAAGGTAATTCAATTAGGCAGGCTCAAATGGATAAAAAGTCGAAATAATAATCAATGACATGTCGGAATCAGAGTTGCAACTAATAATTAATGCTAGAGATAACGCTAGTAAGGTTTTGAGCAAAGTAGGCGGCAGTATTAAAAAAGTTGGCAGTCTAATAACAAAAACTTTAGCTGTTGGTATTACAGCAGCGGCAACAGCTATGGCAGGTTTTGTGGCAAGTGTTGGTAGTCTTGCTTTTGCGTCACAAAAAGGCTTGGGCCAATTTCAAGCACAGCTTGGAGCAAGCAAAGAAGAAGCAAAAGAACTTGGCAGAATAGCTGATGTTGTATTTGCTAATAATTTTGGTGAGAATTTAGGTGATGTCAATCAAGCGTTGATAACAACAAGACAACAGTTGAAAGGTATCGGAGATGATGACTTAGTAGCAGTAACAGAGGGGGCTTTTGCTCTTAGAGATGCTTTTGGTGTGGATATAGCAGAATCAACTAACGCTGTAAAAGCATTGATGGAAGATTTTGGTTTGGCGGGTGAAGAAGCTCTTGACTTCATAACAGCAGGTTTTCAATCTGGTTTAAATTCAAGTGATGATTTTCTTGATTCTATTACAGAATATTCCACACAATTCAAGGAGGGTGGTGCAACAGCTGGTCAATTCTTTTCAACTCTTGAAACTGGTCTAGCAACTGGAATGTTAGGAACAGACAAAGCAGGAGATTTGTTTAAAGAATTTGTTGTTAGAATACAAGACGGTTCTGATTTAACAGCAGATAGTCTTGAAATGATAGGATTAAGCGGTGAAAAAATATTATCACAATTAGCAGACGGAACTATAGAGCCAATTGACGCTTTTCAAATGGTGCAAAAAGCTTTAAGAAATGTTGATAATGAAGCTGAGCAAATGCAAGCAGGTGTTGGCTTATTAGGAACTCAATTTGAAGATTTGGGTGCGAGTGCTGTATTAGCAATAAATACACAAGAAAAAGGGCTTGGTGATTTGATTGGTACAACGGAAAATTTAAATGCTCAATATCAGGATTTAGGTTCGACAATATCAGGATTATGGAGAAAAGCACAAGTAGCGGCTAAGCCGTTCATTGAAGGTGTTTTGGTAAGATTAACAGAATGGTTTGAAAACAATGAGGAAACAATAACAAATTTTGTTAATAACTCTCTTGTTTTCCTTTCTGATGCTTTTAGTTATTTCGTAGAAAACATTTGGCCGCACGTTCAAACAGCTTTTACTTGGCTTGTAGATTTCCTTCAAGTTGCTGCACCAATCGTCCTAGACTTTGTACAAACAGCGTGGAACGCTCTGAACACAGCCTTTAATTACTTTATTAATGAAGTCTGGCCACTCCTAAAACCAGCGTTTGAGAATCTAATAATCACTATTCAAAATCTGTTCAACACAGTCGTCAAACTGTGGAACTTCCTAGCCCCTGTCTTGATTCCATTGCTAAAGACTCTAGCTGCGGTGATTGGTATAATCGTAGTAGTAGCAGTCAACGCTCTTGCCCTAGCTTTTAGAGTGTTAAGTGAAATAATTCAAGCCGCAGTCAATCTTATTGTTGGAGCTTGGAATTTGTTGAGAGGAACTTGGGATTTTGTTGTTGGCTCTATAAACGCAGGAATTGCTAGATTAATAGGTTTCTTCACAACTTTAGGTGATGCTTTTAGCACTTTATCTGGTGCAGCAGCACAAAAAGCAGAGGCAATAACGGGATTCTTTGCAAAAATGGGTGATGGAATTAAAGAAGCGTTCAGGTCGTCTCTTAACTTTGCTATTAGTTTGATGAATAAGGCTGTTAATAGCTTTAATAAGGTAATTGAAACAGCCAATAAAGTGCCTGGTGTTGATATTCCTACAATTCCAAATGTTCCTAGTCTGAATGTCGGAACTCCACTTGTTAAACAAGACGGTCTAGCAATGATTCACAAAGGTGAAGCTGTTGTACCCGCCTCTGTTAATCCTGCAAACACAGGACGAACAGCACAAATCGGTCAGTCAATGGGAGGAGGTGGCACAGTCAACCTGAATTTCAATGTGACAGGTATGACAAGCAAGCGACAGACAAGACAGATGATAGACAATATCAAAGACGAGTTACTATTAGTATTAGGAAAAAACGGAATTAAACCAGCTTAATTATGCCTATATTTACACCACTAACAATAGACAACGAGGCTTTCTCACCACCCACAGAGATTAGTCAGGAGGATACAAGTAGTGACTTTGTTGAGCTAATCACAATGGATAACGGCTCTACAAGAGGTTACAAATCTGTGAATGGTTTAAAATTTACTTACACAATGACATGGGAATGGATGCCATACGCTGAATGGAAAAACCTCTTTAATTACATAAATGCGGGCTTTTATCATGTTGGTCATGTTTCTACACACTACAACATCGACAATAATTATTGGATAAAAATTGGAGAAAAAAGCTTTGATTTTAGTGGTGGAAGAGGTGGCGTAACTATCACAATAACGCAACAAGAAGAGCCTAACTATGATGATTTGTAACTATGTCAGATATAACTAACTTTCTAGATAACTTTGTAAACGCTAAACCAAAAATAGAGGTTGATTTGGGTAGTGGTTATGTTGATTATACTGATAGTTTACAAGGCGGTTTTAGCTGGCTGGAGCAATTGACAGAGAATAACTACGGTTATGTAGAGACCATTTTTGATTGTGATCTGAAAATTGAAAACCCTGATGCTCAGTTTCAAGAAGTTGGCAATCCAGTTCGTGTCAGTCTAGTAGTTAGTGATGATGCCTTTTTGACTTCTTATGCTCACATTGTATTTGAGGGGCAAAGCAGTGATAGAACAATCAACAACTTTGATGAGGTTCAAATCAAGGCAAAGGGGTTGTTTGACAAGTATCTTTTAACAAAACTGACAAATGAGATAAAACAAGACGAGATTGACACTGTAGCAGATGAAGTGATAACACAAGCTTTTGATGGTTCAGGTTATACTGTAACTGTACCAACTGATAATGAAGATGTTATTTTTAGACAAAATATAGGAACATTTCAAAACAATTTCCAGCCTATTCTAGATTCTTTCTTTGGAATACTAAGAAAAAAAGGAACTGATATTGAATTAATCAAAACAAAAACTATCATGGACGGGACTTACACACCTGTTGAGACCTTTGACAGAAGTGAGGTAACAAAATTCATGACTGGTAGATTGAATCAGAATCAATATTTCAACCAAGTCAAAGTCGTTGGAAATGAAGTTGTCAGGATTCCTGATGTTTCTACTTCTGCTAATGTTTCTGCTTTACATTTTGATAGAAGTAATGAGAACGCTGCCTATTTCTTAGTTCCAGGCAATATGCCCGCCGCTCTTAGAATTGTAGGAGATTGGACTTATGAAGGATGGCTTAATCCAGACTTTGATGGTGTGAGTTGGACGGATAAAGTTCTAGTCGAATGTGACGGCGTTACTAATAGAAGACTTTACGCTGTTTTCCATCTTATAGATGGAAAGCTAAGAGTTAGACACACAGACGGAACGACAACCACACAATTAACAACAACTAACTCTTTTCTTGTCGATGATGTTTGGACACATATTGCAGTCACTAGAGATGCAACAGCTAAAAAATATAAATTTTATAAAAGCGGTTCGTTCGTAGAAGAAATTAGTTACACAGTCAATCCAACAATCGGAGCAAATGACCAACAACTTGTGCTGGCTGGATTAGCTCCTTATGTCGGAGCTACTGATGACACATATTTTGAAGGTGAGATGGACGAGGTGAGAATTTGGGATGTTGAAAGAAACGCAACAGAGATATTATCCTTCTACCAAACGAGGTTGCCCGCCTCTGCTACACCCGTTGCAAGTTGGAGGATGGATGACAATTTAGGTCAGACTGTAACCGACTCAGAAAACTCTTATGATTTATATTTGTCTTCACCCAATCCAGCGACTTGGGTAACTTCTGGAATACCATCAATCTTTTTAGAAACATTATTTTTTGATAGTACGAGTTTATCAAATAACGCTCTCAAACCTAGCGGTGTAACTTTTTACACGGTTGGATTTGGTAACAATATTTTAGCTAGTTCTGTGAACTCTGTCACCTATGTTGTGAGGGAAGAAAACAACGACACAAGTACAGATAGAACTGTTGATGTTGACCTCTTAGAATCTGTAGTCAACGAGGATGGAAAAGTAACATTGAAGCTAGATAATACAAGTAGTGATTTATTGTATTTGCGAGAATTGACTATAGACGGAACAGGTATAAAAATCTTAGCTAACATAGAAGAAATTGAAGAATTACCAGCTCTTGCAACTGACGAACAATTAAAAGAAATCAAGGTCGAATCTTACGCAATTCAAAACGAAACAATGGTCGGAAATACTGTCGATAGAATTAAAGAAATGGATAACAATTTAATCAAGTTTGAAGCAATAGGAAAACCCAACCTGACGGCTGGGGATGTAATCACTGTAACTGATAGAACTGCTACTGAAGATTACTTGTTATTAGAACTCGATAATGAATGGGATATAAGTTGGCTGTGTACTTATACAGCTATGAGAATTGACTAGATTAAGCTTTCTCTTCTCAATGCTTGTTGAACATTGTAATAGTTCTCCAATTTAGCCTTTTGTTTGTCGTTCAATTCTGTTTCTTCCTGTTCGACTTCTACTGGCTCACTTGCCTCAACATTGATTATATTAGTCTTTCTTTTCTTGATGATTGGGTCGTTTGTAGTTCTGTGCATACCTGCTGATATTAGAATTAGACAGCCTGCTAATAGAATCAAGTAAGCGGTCAAATCATATACTGCTATGATATATATTAGAGCTAGTAGAATGATTGGCAAGATAATCTTGTTATCAACTCTGATTACTCTATGTATCCCCTGCTCGTATTTGTTTATTTTTGTTGTTATTCTGAACATATTTATTTATTTTGTGTTTTTGTAATTCTATCCCTCCCCTGCTTTGCTTACCCCACCCCCCCCACCCCTCCAAGGGGGTATTAAAGGAAGAAAGTAGGTGGAAGACTAAGAGTAGGGGTAGTGTATAGTGTGAAGTCCTCATACATGTCCTCTAACATGTCTCTTAGTGCGTCCCTCTCTGCTCTAACTCTATCTAGTTGTTTTTTGTATTTATTTGTAGTCATATATTGGTTTTTATTTGCTTGTGTTTACTTCGCTTATTGCTGAAATTTGTGGTGTGTTTTGTGTACTGTCTTGAATCAATCTCACATTGAACAAGGTTAATAGAATTAACGCTATAGTAACTATTTTGTATATATTTGTCATAATTTTTGTATTTATTTTTATGATAATATAAGTATACTAAACTATTTCGATTTGTGCAAGTGATTTTTTCTAATGTTGACAAATTACAAATAAAATCTAATAAAAAAGGTCTATGTCATATTTTTTACCAGACGAATTAAAAGCAGGGATAATTGTAAGTTTAGAGGCTCAACTGCCACAAGATGTTTTGAATAATTTAAAAACAAAAGAGGCTCAAATAGAAGCTATAACCCTAGAAGCTGAAGCATTGGAAAATCAGTTGGCTAGCAACCCTATTTATCAACATATTCAAGAGTTGAAAGAACTAGAAGAAGCGTTGGAAGAACCAGAGCCAGAAATTGGTTAATCACTTCTAATTTTGTTAATAGAAAACCACCCCTGTTGAGGGGTGGAAAACATTGATCAAGATTGTTTATTGGTTGTTTGGATTATTACCCTTTATAGCGTTCAATTGTTCCTTGTGTCGCTTCTTGTTAGTCGCTTGACCGATAACAATGAAAGCGTGGATAATTCCAGGAATTATGAAGAGCATCCAAAGACCGAAATTAATCACGGCTGAGATTGGTTTGCCCTTCAATAGAACTGCTAGTGGAGGTAAGAATATAGCTAATAGATATATCATATTACTAGATTTAATTGACAATTTTTGGATTTTGCATCTGAATCCTAACAGTCGATTTCTTTGTGTTTTATTTTGCCTTGCCAAAGGCTTTACAATTTTGGTAGCTTGTCAGGCGGTTTCTTTTTGTAACCGTCTTTTTGCTTTTTTAAATATATAAAATTATTTATAAATGACAATTTGTTTATAACTTCTGTTGAGAAGTTTGTCAAAATTATTATAAAAAATAATAAACAAAAGACGAGAAATAATGTTAGTAGGTCGAGCATTGTGTTTGGTTTGTTATTCTTTATCATTCTCCAACTCCTCAATCAACAAAACCTTAAAAACCTCAAAACCAGTTTTGTCACCAACTTTTTCCATTGTTGCTAGGGTTAGATTTTCGTATGAGAGGAAGGCTCGGGCTTTGGTTTTTGAATTAACCTCACTAATTTGTATACCATTTGCGAATACTTTTGTATTCTCTTCTTTTTCTACTTCACCACCCAAAATACAAGGCACATCACCATCTTTGACTGGTTTACCTTCTTTTGTGTGGGTTAGGAGCCAAAGAATGATATTGAAAAGTAAAGAGCCGTCTAATACTTCATGAGACAAGTCTTTGTATTCGTCTGGCAAATACGGTTGTAAGAGTTTTACTAGTTTTTCTGTTGTGTTTGTTTTAAACATAATAATATAAATAATTTGGTAACCCAACCTATCCTTTGGGGATTTCGGGGTTATGGTTTTGGACTGGGCAGGATTGATTACCTGCAAAATTGATTTAGATTCAATCTAGTATGCCGTTTATAGAACCGTTTTTTACAAGGTGGACATAACCCTTATCGTTTGCACAAGCATACTTATTCCCTTTGCACGCATCTACTCTATAAATTTGAATTAGTGTCTAATTCCACCACCAGTCCACAATGTAAAGGGGAGGGCAAGGATTTGCACCTTTGCAAGATACTTAACTCTGTGAGTCCGTCTCATTGAAGAGATTAGCTCCCATGCACTGCTCACAACCATTGTGATGGGCGTTCAAGTTACATCACCTCCCACAATAATCGGACTTACACCCTGCAAAAGCAAGGATGCCGAGGGGGTTAGGTTTTTTCTTTTCTTCTTACTACTTCTTCTACTTCACATTCAATCAACAAAAATTTACTATCTAATATATTCTCATAGTTTTCTTCTCTAAGAATATAACAATGATCATTATCAAGACCACCACCTTCGTGATCTCCATAATAATAATATGATAGATAATAATATTTACCATTTAAAGAATATAAATATTCATCAGTAGAGCATTTATAACCTGTATTTGGATATGTGCAAACAAATTCTATCTTTCCAAGAGTAGTATTAAACATTTCTGGAAATTCAATCTCTTCATAATCGAGTGTTACAACATAAAAACTCTTATCGTTGATAAAAGAATTGTCTATCTCACCCATTCCAAAATTTAACTCTATACCCTTTTCTACTATTTTTGCTTTTATAATTTTTTCTTTAGTCATATCACCAAAAATTTTAACAAACAAAAAACAATCTGTCAAGTAATAAAAAAAACCAAACCAAACAAACCTAGCAACAAAGAGGGTTAAGCCGTGTTGATTGGTTCTGTCATTTGTTTGGTTACTTGACAAGAATTGGATTTTGTTTTAGGATTTTGGGTATTATGACTACAAAAACAAATTTATTATCAACAATCGTTAAACCAGTTGGTCAATTTAGGAAAAATGAAATCTGTAATCAAAATGCTGACAAAATTGCAGATATGTATGAAAAATCTGGATTTGGAACAGCATCAAAATTAGCAAAAGTTGCAAAACTAGATTACAAATATTTTACACCTGACATGATGAATGGTTTTTTGAACAGATTGTCTATCTATAAAGATTATGGGCAATGGGATTTTGAAAATAGGGAAATAAAATATGATACAAAAAACGAATTTACTGGATATAAAAGAAAAAATGATTTTGATAAAAACATTGAAGAATTAGAGAATAGATTGGTTAAAAGCGAAATGGGAAGGAAACAATGGGGAAATTTCAACTATGAAAGTTCAGGTCCTCTTGAAGATGAATTATCTATTTACAAAGAAGCTCAAAAGAAAGAAAATCTATTGATGTACAAGGCTGTACACACAGGCGAAAACAAAGTTGTTGATGTTATTATAACAGAAGATAAAATAGAGGATTTTCATGAGGTGCCACCCCTTGGTGTCTTGAATGCTGTTGTGGAAGCACAAGAACAAAATGTTTTTGATGAAATTACTGTAATAGATGTTGAAAAATCTGAACCAAGAAATTACAAATCAGATGAAGAATTACTTAGAGACCCTATTGTTTGTGGAAAAATAAAAGGAAAGCCAGATATGTATTTTGTTATCGCATATTGGGACGAAAATGTAGAGGTCGATAATATTTTAAATCAACACCCTAAAGCTGAATTACATGACTAAACTAATAATAAACATACCAACCAAGCCAACCGATACTATCATATCTATAAAGGCTGATAAAGAATCTATAGATAATTGGATTGAAAACAATCAGTACAAATTCAAAGGTGTAACTATTGAAAAAGATAATGATACTATTAGCTTATATTTTGACAACTTTGAACAATCTTTCAAATCTTTTTGGGTTTCAACTGTTGAAAGTATAGAACAAAGAGCTATGCCTTTTTCGGAAGGTGAGAAAGCATTAAAAAATTCAATTAATAATCATGACTAAAACACCCAAAAAACAAAGAGTAGTAAACTCAGCCTCATCGGTACACTCGATGACGAAAATTGGAATCCCCAAGCGAACAGCTGAAAGGTTGTCTATTAGAGAGGCTGTGTTCATTATTCAGTTCTTAGCTAGAATTGGCTTTGAGTTTTTAAAAGAAAATCAAGAAGCTCTTGATGATGGGGATTCTGAGAAGGTTAAGCAGTTGTTGAAATTGAAATAATTATATTTATGTCTAAAGAAATAAAACCAAAATTCAAAATAGGAGATATTGTAGATTACATTGTAGTGTCTGAATTAGATATAGACACCTTGACAAACACAGTCAAAGAAAATCTCAAACTAGGCTATCAGCCGATTGGAGGAGCTTTCGCAACCTCAGTTGAGAGTTCTTTTGGTACTAACAAAGTTTGGCACCAAACCATGATTTTAGAAAAGAATTGGTTTAGAAAAATATTTAAAATATAATAAAAGAATGGTAAAATGAAACACCTAACAATCATCCTTATCTGGTTCATAATAATCTATTTTGCATATGAGCCAGTTCGTGACATAATCAACGAAATAGAAAGGAAACACGCTGTGATGAGTAGTGTTTTGGAGAAGTTGAAGGAGTTTTAGATTGACAAAAACGAACTAAAGCAAGACAAAAACTAGGTGTACAGACCGAAAAAAAGAAAAACAGATGAGAAAACAATATGGCAAATAACGGGTGTGATCGGTTTATCCATCGCTTTTATTGTTAGTTTTAACTTTGCAGAATTCGACCAGTTTGGTGATATTAAACAACAAACAAATCTTGTTCATAGATGGAGAGAATTGAAACCAGGGGAATTATTACCCCTTGTTTCTGTCGTTGATGATTCTATCACCCCAACAAATAAAAAGCTCTATACGGTCAAAGCAGGTGATACATTGTTTGGTATTGCTATAGAATTAGGTGTTGATATGTTAGAATTGGCTGATTTTAATAATTTGTTTCCACCTTATAATCTTGATGTTGGTGAGGATTTGGAGTATTGATTTGACAAAGTTAAAAAAGTTTGTTAGGGTTATTGGTGATATGACTATAAAACACAAATACAATTTAGGAGACATTGTTTATACAAGTCAGGTTAATTTAAGTTTTAATATTAAAGATATGACTTGGAAATTTAAGATTACAAGTCTAAACTTAGACGGCGGTTACACAATAACAGATG